TTGCGTTTGTACCGCCATCCGCGATTGCAATGGGTGAGGATAATCCACTTATGGTTCCACCCGTGATATTCGCGCTAGACTCGTCTATAGTCACGGTAGGCTCGCCTAATTGATTTAAATTAGCGGCGGTAGTCTCTACTCCGGTAGCGTAGGTAAACCCACGTGTGACTGATGCGGTAATAGCCATTACTCTACCGTCCTCCGCGCATTCGCGCCGCCCGATATCGCTTCCAGCGATACATGGCGGAAAACGGGTCTACCCGCTGTTACGTCTATTTCGACGTTGGCGGCGTAGCCGCGCGCTCTGCCAGTTCCAAAGCGAATCAGTTTCTCCTCGCTCCCACTCGCATTCTCCGTGTGTACTGTGTTGCTCCGATCCGGGTCTGTTGTGTTGACTTTGATCGTGAAGTTGTCGCCGTCTGCTACCTCGCATCCGAGTTGTCCGCGTTTCCACGACTTTACGTCTATGCTCCCGAAGGTGAAAGAACGGGTCTTCAACTTCGCGGTGATGGCGGTGGATGTTGTGCTTGCGTTCCCGATTGTTCCCGTGATGTCGGTGGCGGCTTCCTCGATTAAGTGCCATCCCTTATCATTGCACGCGAAGAGTCTGCGTTTTTGCGGGTTTGATCCATGTAGTACGGTAACGAAATCATCTATTACAAAACCGGATGGGAAAGAATCTACTGATGTCCATGCATTATTAAGTATATCGTAAACGAATATTTTATTATTGTCCGTAGCTGAACCCGTGGGAACCGCCAGGTAATATTTATTATCAAATACGATACCACATGCTTTGTGGGCGGCAGCGTAATTAACTTCTTTAAATTGATCCTGTATCGGACGGGATAATGGGATTGCTTCTCCGCTTACTTTTGAGATTGCGACTCCTAATCCTTTTGCGGGGTCTAAGCCTTGTTGCAGCGTGAATACGCCATCATCCGATAGAAAGTATATTTGCGGTCCACTTGCGGCTATACTCTTACGAGCTACACAACCACGTTGGCGCGTAATTTCAAATACGGAAGCGGCGGAAGTGGTAGCCACATTATTGATCATATGGATGGAGTTGCGGAAAAATACGAGCAACTGGTTTTCCATATAAGGTGTGAATCCGACTAAGAAGTCAGCGGTTCCACGATTGATGCGGAATTGGCTCTCACTTGCCAAAAAGTTATCTGTGTCCAAGAGATCGGACATAATAACCGTGTAAGCGGAATCAGATGGTTGTGGTACGATAAGTCTGTTTGCAAAGAATACGCCAAAGTCTGTACGTGGACATTCGATTCTACCCGCACCAGGTGAACCATTGTTCTTTAAATCGAAGGTACTATCTACGGTTCCATCTCCATTGGTATCCGTAAACACGCCATCCCATTCGAGTGGATCTTTTCCGCTTCCGCGAAATAGAATTAACTTCTCTAGAGATTGGCAAAAGCTTGCGCCATCTGCCGCGGCAACTACTTCCGATCCAGTATACTCAACATACTTACCACTATTATTTGAGTCATTCCATAGGATAACTTTATCCTTAGTCGCAACTGCGATATACTCATTTCCGGTTGCTGGGTCTGAGAAGAGTGTCGATGCAAATGCCTCCTCTGTGCCTGCTGAGTAACTCAAGGTTACTGCACCCGCCTTAAACTCGATACCCTTACGCACTTCAGCTATATCCCCATCCAAGCGCATATTTTGCGAAGCTTCTACAGTTCCGCCTTCGAGTGTAGTAGGTTCAAGGTACGAATCGATACCACGAAAACCGCGATCACCATCAACTAAGATAGGATCATCCATGCGGCCACTCTGTTCGTATCTCGCCATTACTTCTTCTTAATCTCTTGGTAGAGTTTAATACTCATGTAGACTAAGGTGACTGCGCCTACCGCGATACCAAGAAAGGTATCTATCGTTGATAATCCAAAGGTTGCGGCGGTTCCGCTCATACCTAAAACTGAAGCACGATCTACCATTATGTTCTACCTCCTGGTGTGAAATAAAATCCAATGATCATCGGTAATACCACGGAACAACTGAATAAACTTATGGAACCCGTGGTAACGACCATAGGGGCTTGCTCTGCTGGAAAACTGATGAGTCCGAATAAAAATTCTTTTTTTCCCTCTCCCGTAATGTTTGTAGTTGTGAGGAGTGGAACGCTTGGGTAGACGGTGGTGATACAAGTGACGAAACTGAATGTACACATCCCGATAAGAGCGAGCATACGACGAGTAGCACGAGTGAAGGCGCCACCAGGACCGCTGTTGAGCGATTGTTGAAATTGAACAGCGAACTCATTGTTTCTGCACTCTCTCGCCATTTCCATTTCGTATTTCTGCTGACGAGCATCGGTAATCGCACCAAACACGCCTTTAAGAATACTACCCATTGCGGCTGATCCCCCACCGGTAAGAAAGAGCGTAAGTAACTCAAACATTTCATTTACCCTCCACTTTCTCGAAGAGTTTCTGCACGTCGCGTCTACGATCTTCCGAGATTTTATTCAAATGCTCAACATCCTTACATTGTCCGGCATGGGATATTTCCATATAACGAAGGCGTTCCTTCATGTCATCAATCTCCCATTTGTTACGCTTGATGAAGAATGCCAGTATTGAGAGGGCAACGCCAACTCCCGCGAACATGTAATGGGATATCTCCATTTCACTTCTCCACTTTATCGCGCAAGCGATCCAGTTCTTTCTCGATATATTTTAAACGCTCAAACTGCTGATAGTCTGAGGTAATCGGCGCGTCTTGCATTTCGACTAAATGATCGAGATCCGCTTTTGCCTGCTCTGCGAATTTCTCCAGGTGCATCATGCGTGCAGATAAATCGCCAAGCAGAGTGCCTTCATGTTGGACTCGCCCAAGACTATTATCGAGTTCGTTAATCTTATTCCAAATGACGGAGTAACCCCAAACTGCCGTGCCAACCACCGCAATGACTTTTGCCATGAATGCAAGGTTTGCTTTGACCTGTACATTATCTCCGACTTCGGTTGCCATTACTAAGGTCCATTAGGATCGGTCCAATCAGAACCGCTTAATATACTAAGTATTTCTGAGTGCGAATACGCAGTCTTACCGTATAGGAATCTTGGTTTATTTCCCTCGTACTTTACGAAAGTTTTTGAGTTGTCGAGCGAGTATCTAAGCGTATCAGCACTTGTCTCTAGCACTTGGTCAAAATCAACGGAACTAACTTCCGAAGAATCAATAATTACATAGTTCCTGCTCATGCTGGTATATCGGTTGAATATGTTGGCCCATTCACTAGCGTCATATCCACGCTCCCGCTTCCTTGATCGGCTATGGTTGTTCCGCTTCCACCGTTTATGTCGCCCATGCGATACCAATGAACTGGTGAGTAACCAGCAAGGTCAGCCGCGACTCCGCTATTGTATATCGCGGTTATGTCGCTTGATGAAAGCGTGGAATTAAAGCAAGCAAACTCATCGATTTTGCCGTCCACAAAATAGGCTCCCGTGATGGCGAAAAACTTAGCAATTAAAATATCGCCATCTGTTTGAGTGCCGCCTACTGCCGTGGCATTAATGTATAATTTTAAGTCGCTTCCATCACCAGTTACTACCCAATGGTTCCAGACCCCAGAAGACCAAGGAGAACCACTAAAACTAAAACTACGAACGCCTCCCGACGTACGGATATAAACCGTAGAATTGTTCAGACTAAGGAATCCATAAGAAGTGCCGTTCGGTGAGGTAAAGTTCACTGGATTAGTGTCGTCTAGTTTCGCCCAAAACGAAATACTCTTATTACCTGATAATGTGATTGTACTGGCTGGCGTAGCGTGATCGTTAGTCCCGTCAAATTCGACAGACTTTGCATTACTAAAACTACCACCCGCAAGACGGCCATTGTTGGTAGCCGCTTTACCTCCACCTAGTCCAAGACCAAGCGATATAACGGAACTACCCATTAGATATTATAAGCGATAACCGCTCCGCTCGTAAGATCGATACTGGTAAAGTTTCCGTAAAGTACGGTTCCAGCGGATAGGGTTGTTGCGTCTTGTCCCGTGCATATATCATCCAAGTTAGTAATGTTGGATACTTGCGCGGCTAACACGGTGTCTTCAGTTGCTTGGATTGCAAACCAGTTACCTGTTGTTACGTCAGTTGTATTGATATACTCACCTCCGTTAAGTCCGAGTCCTCTGTATTCTGATGCCATGATATTATATTCCTATTTGTGAAGTGGTTCCGTAAGTGATGAATTTGATGTGATTAAATTGTCCTTGTTGTCTTTCGAGCTTATCTAGTTCCTGTAAAATAACTGCTTCCGCCTGTGCCTGGATAGCGGCGGATTTATCAAATTGGCCATCCGTTGCCAAGTAGTCTGCATAGGCCCCCAAGACGGCATACTCCGAAAAAATGTAAGGGAAGTTTTCGCCTGCCGAATAATTTGCAAATGGAGTGCGGTAAAGTACGTAGACGGGTGCTGTGCTATTGCGATCCACTAGAATCGCTTGTCCGTAATCATTTGTTGCGGCGGCGCTAAATTCTATACGGAAAGCTAAGTCACGCGCATTTCCGTTTTCATATGGATCATTCTCAGTAATACGCAGGATCTCACCTATTGTGTCACCTAACTCAATTACGCCTATGGTTGAAGCAGTTGCGGTTGCTCCGCTCCCCGATCCACCAGAAAAAGCTACCGTTGGCGCGCTAGTATATCCCGTGCCATGATTAGTTAC